CTTTTTCAGGGAAAATATCCCTAACACCCTGCGAATTGCATAAGGGGGTTTTAAGTGATTGATTACTTATCACTAGACCTGTATAGGTCGATTATCCGATCGGATAAGAGCACATTGTGCTTAAGCCTCGTAAAAGAGGTCCGGCATTCCGCCGAAGGCCCTGCGTATTGCAGGGTCGTCTTTTGGGACATAAAGTCCCATAGTACGGTCTTTATAGGCCGCAGCTAGTCTACCCATATTGGTAGACACGAACTCCTCTTTTGGAGCTGGAGCTATATTGCTCTTAATGACAGCCCATGCCTTGTTGGCGCGCTGTCTTGCGTCCTTCGACATGAAGGTCATAAAGGAATGTTGTTTTTCAAGATTCCACATGGAGAGAAAGGCTTCTCTCCTAGCTAGCTGTCCAGCTAGCTGATGGAAGGAAATAAGATTCATTTCCTTCTCAATGTAAGACAATTTCTCTCTTACAGATTTCGTGACCATCCAGTCAGGAATTATATCATTCAAAGTTTTTGAATGAACAAGCTCACAATCTTTTGTGATCTCACGAATGACTTCAATGTCATTCTGCCAAGAGAATCCTTTCGGATTCGTCTGGTATATACCTCTAAGTAAGAGATAATACTGGAGGAACTCACGTTCATCCAAACGAAGAATTCCTTCGTACCACGGGAGATAATTCTCCTGGAACGTCTTGTCGCTGTACAAGACGGTCGGCCCAACGGCCAACTCGGCACCTCCCAAAGCTTGGGGTAATGATGCCATATTCGATTGAAGTCGAATAGCAGCACGAAAGTTTCGTGCCCAAAGTATCGTCTTAGCTCTAGACGCTACTGTGTGCAGTGGATGCCACTGCACTTGCTTCGTTAGTAACGTAGCATGGCCGATGAACGGATCCGCTCCATCGACCTTAACCTTTGCCTGTCCGGCAAGGGCTGATCCCTTGATAATATCAAGGAATAACAAGTCTCCAAAGCAGGAGTCTTGGAACGATTTCATGTCTTTGACATCGTCGTAATCTGTTGGTAAGCAGCAGTAATTCTCACAAAATGTGAGACTGTCCTCCGAAATGGAGTTCAGCTTACTGAACTTGCAACCGATTCCTTCTGCTAGTTTGCAGAATGAAAGACAATAACCTAATTTTGTCTTAAGGAGAAATAAATCATCTCCCACCGATTGGCCGAGCGGCCGACTGGTTCTCGCATACGTTGCCGATGTGAGAGCACTCAACATTAGTGTTAAGTGAATGAAGGACATTCCGTCCCCCATGAAGCTACCTCTAGTCGAGATAACTTCTTCAGGGCCATCCCAATAGCCCTTGTTGATAAGCTCACGCATATCAACTTTTCTCTCAAAAGTGGAGAAAAGGTCATGGAAGACATTCCATGGCTTGAAGTCCTGCATAATTTCATCGCAGAACTTGACATTCTCATCGAGAATCTCAAAAGGGATCCTGTAGGTAGCTTCCTCTAGGTCCACTGAGAACATAACGTCCTCATCAGCGAGAAGAAGAAGTTCTTCTTCGCTTAGCCCTTGGGTGTCAGCCCAGGCTTGAGCATATGCATCTTGCATGCTCATACTACCTGCTTGGTAGTGAGGATGGAGGTTTCCATCCTCGGTTGAGTCATCACCAACACTTTTCACCATTTTCACTGTAAAATGTGTTAAACGAAAA